GTCAACACCGCTGTCTTCGATCAACTCTGTTGAGAGTTGTACGAGGAACGAGTACTTGTATGCACCCAAGGTGATGAACGAGTTGAAGATTGGATCCGACTCGCTGATTGCTGTACCTTCGCCAACGATTGCTGCAGTCGAGTACTGAGCAAGTGATGGAATCTGAAGGTTCTCGCCTGATGCTGTGTTCAAGACCGTTGAAGTCTGAAGCATTGGACCAACATTACGAGCAAGCATGATCACTTGGTCGTAGAACGATGTTGGTACTGGTGCGCCAGTTGCTGTCTTTACGACATCACGCTTCTCAAACGAATGTGAACGAAGTTCACCTTTTGCCATCGAGCGGATAACTTCTGCATCGGTGCGAACACTGCGTGGAGCGTCAGCGACAGGACGAACCTGGTCTGCGAACTCGCGTGTTGCTGCATCCAAACGAAGTTCACGAGCCTCATCGGCGCGGAGCTTCTCGATTGTTGCTTGACGATCCTCAAGTTCTTTGCTGATCTTCTCGTATGTCTGTGTTTCTTCTGCTGTCAAGTCACGCTTTTCGGCGGTTGCAACATCAAGAATCTTCTTTGCGGCTTCCCACGCTGTTGCGCGTTGTGCCATTTGTTGTTCAATAAATTGTTTCATGATTTCTCCATGAGTAGTAGTTGATTGGTGGTGCGCAGGAAATTGTATTTCGATGGCGCGGGACGCTGACCAATCTCTAGTCGTAGCGGGACGCTTACCGACAGAATGAACTATAGACGAGAAACTAGAACTTTTTCAACAGTTCAAGTTTTTTCGCCAACAAGTTCACAGCATGAGGAACTTGGGCTGGTTCGGCACGAAGTTTACTGACCGCACTCGACAACAGTTCAGCCGATTCATCAGACAAAGTGTTCCCAGATTCGAGCATTGTGATCGCCTCAGCGAGCTTGTCTGCGTCAACACCTGTGCGTTCGGCAAGGATGTCAAGAGAACGGACAGTTGCCGAGGTTGCTTTGTAGGCAGGGAATCCTGTCACGACAGATACTTCATGCAAACGGACTTGGCGTAGTTCGCGGGTCATGCCATCATCTGACCATTTGTCGCCACCTGAAGGAACCGAGAAGCCGAACGACATTGAGTCGACATCGCCGCGTTGCATCAGAACGCTCAGGTCACGGCCGACAGTTGTGTCTGGCAGATCGGCGTTCACCAACAAACCTCGTGAATCTTCTTCAAGTCGCAAAGTCTTTGACCGTGTCGAAGCGAGAAGCATCGACGAGTCATGGTTCATGTACATCTTGATTGTGTTGCGACCTTTCAACGATTTGCGGAATGCACCTGGTGCGATTCGCTCAATGAACGGCAACGGTTCGGAATCAGAATTGAAGACTGCTGCATATCCTGAGAATGACATTCCGTCACCTGTTGGACCTGCACGAAGTTCAAACTCGTTGACATGAATGCGGCGTGTCTCAACCTTGTTGTCTTCCATGCCTGGAATGTTAGCAAAGTATTCAGTCTTAGCGCGATGGAACGAGAACAATCCTCGTTCGTCTTTGATTTGATTTGCTTTGCGTTCAAACCAGTCTCGTGCCGGTTGCGGGTTGAGCGGGTTGATTCCCCACAGATAATGTGCCACCGCACCCGCACCAGGGAACTGATCGTTGTCTGCGTCCGAGTTCTTTGGTGCGTCTAGATCTACTGCGTGTCGTTGCGCCCATGCGTTCGAGCGGATGACTTTGTCTTCGGTGATGTCGCCTCTTGCCATGTCTCGTGCCTCACGAACGGTTCGATCAACCAGCCCTTCACCCGCAAGACCTTGACCGTAGTAGTCCAATCCTTTTCTTGCTGCGGTGCGAATGTAGACAGGTATCTCAAGAGATACCTGCCGATCTTCTTCATGTGGTTGCCATGCGTTGCAATAGAATCCGCCGTCAACATAATCATCCCACTTCGTGCAATACGCTTTCAGATTGTCGCCTTCGCCTTGCACATTGTCTTCGTCGTAGAATGCACAGTTCCCGCAAGCACGACCTTCAGGAACATCAGGTGAGAGTGCTGGACGATAGTTGTCTGGCAGCGCACGATCAGCCGCCGAATGTTTCGGATGATCAACATGCAACAGATCGTTGTCGGTGATGTAAGCGGCGTTCTGCGGACGGCCAGTGCGACTCAAATACAAGAACGCATTCACACGCGCCATCGACCAAGCCGCTCGACTAACACCTGGACGATGCGATGTTGAGTACGCACCAGATCCGCGACGATACACAGACTTCAACACACCGAGCGTCACACGAGTCCAGACAGGCCGATCACCTTCAGTCATCTTCTCGTTGTGATCCGTGACTTTGTTTCGCAACGCCGTCTCAGTTGTTTCATTGATTTCAATCCCACCTTGTTTACCTGCAGCCGAACCAGCAGGATTCTTATCGCTGCCTGTGATCTGATCCTTCGGTGGTGCCGGTGCGCGTTCTCCACCAGGTTCCATGTCCTCAGCAACAGACACCGCAACCATCTGATCGACTGCATCTTGTTTCGTTGTGTGACAGCCGATGACTTCGCCATCTTCTTTGACGGTTGCCCAACCAGAACAATCTGGTGACTTGTCGGTAATGAAGTAAGGCATCAGAGTCTTGATACGAACACATGAGCTTGCGGTGTTCCCGAATCTGCTATCGCAAACAATTCATCGCCTGGATACAAAACAAGATTCAAAGTTTCGGTATCAGGGATATGCAATCCGTTCAATGCAGTTCCCAATGATGAATCGCCGATATATATATCATCATTGCCGCCATGATCATGGTTATGAACAATGACCTGCTGCGCCATTATTTGAGCAGGCACAATCTTGGTTGCAGTACCAGCATTCAAAGTGTACTTAGCAGCAAAGATACTCATGGCATCATCAACATTACCTCAGCATCGTCGTCCAAGATGCTGAATGTGATCGTGCTTGTTGCTTGTGCTTGCATTCCGTTCAACGATGTTGAGACAACCGCGTAGCGTCGCTTCGGTTGGACGACAGGTATCTCGACTTCAGGTAGTGGTTCAATCTTCTTGCGTGGTGTTGTTGAATAAACTCTGCGACCGCCAGACGGTCCAGGTGTCGGTTCAGGTTCTGGCGGTGTCGGCGCCGTATCGGCCGTCGCGACAAGTCCGCCGAGGTTCGCTGTCGCGACCGCGTTCTGTTCGACTGCGGTGACAGCCGATGCAACAAGACCGCCAAGGTCAGCCGATGCTGTCGCTGGTAGGACAACTGTTGCGGTTGCTGTGGCGACAAGTGCGCCGAGTTGTGCTTCGGCTGTCGCTTCGGTTGTGACAATTACTTGTGCAACTTCGGCGACAAGTTCACCGAGTTCGGCTGTAACTGTTGCGAAGTGTGCGACGGTCGATGTCGCTGTCGCCGATAGTGCGCCGAGTGTCGCTGTGCCGGTCGCAGTTGTTAAAAACTCTGCGCCGTCAAGAAGACCGTTGCCATCAAGAACAGATGTGTTAAGAATGAACGGTGGACTGAATCCATCCAACCCGTATGTGGCGTCGTTCAGTTCGCTCGTGTCGAGCAGGAATCTTCTGACCGCCATGGCGGACAACTAACTTGCGACTGTTAGTGATGCAGACAGGTTGCCTGATGAGATCGTGTAGGTGTCACCAGCTGTGTATGCGTTGCCTGTGATCGTGCCAGAGAACAAGAAGTTACCTGCCGAGATGTTATCCCAAGCGGTGAAGTGTGTTGCGTCTTGCGAACCTGCGATATTCGTCCAAGAGATATCTGCATCCGATGCGATAGCACCAGTCGAAGCCGCACCGAACGAAACAGATTTGCGTGTCGTCTCAGTCGCAGCGTTCGAAGTTCCTGCCGCGCCTGGATCGCCGACATGAAGTTTGATATAAACCTGAGTGACCGCGTAAGAAGTGTTGTTACCAAGCGCGTTAAGGAACGAGTTGCAAAGATAAGCCGATAGTCCTGTTGCCATTACTCTTCAACCCTTTCGGTGATTGTCAAGATACGGCCATCAGCGTCACGCTCAACCGTGCGAACAGTCGGACGATTCTCAGGCACATTCACACGCACCACAGTCTCAGGCACATTGATGACAGGCGCAGCAACATTCACATTCGCCGGCGGAACATTGACAAGTATCTCTGGCATCGTCACATTCACATCACGCTGATTCACATCGTAAGACGGAGTAGGTTCGGCGACCTGTTGCAACAGCACAGGTGCGACACCTGTGTGTGTGATCGGAGCGACATCGAGTGCTTTCAATACTGCGGCAGGTTCGAAGCCTGAGTTGATGAGGCGTTGAGCCATCATTGTTTTGCGATCAAGTTCTGTGAGTCCAGCCGCACCCAAGTCGACATTCGCTAGTGGCACACGGTAAGTGTCACCGCCATCGGCAGGTCGCAGATCTTCGAAGCGTCGCACATCGTTGATTGACAACCAGCCTGCTTGCAGACCTGAAGAATATCCTGCGACACGAGAACCGAAGTCGCCGCGCATCAAACCATCAAGGTTGAACTTCAAGAATGCACCGTTGGTTAGAAGTTTGTTTGAGTAGCCGTCCTCAATCTTCGTGACATACGGTCGGAGTGTGTGCATCACAAAATGAATGCCGTTCATTTCAACTGATGAGTACGCTTGCGCACCTGACTGGATCACACCTGCCATCGATGGCGGTACACGGAACGCGCGAAGAATCTCCTCAACTGCGAACTGTCGTGATTGCAAGAACTGTGAATCGTCTGGTGCGACCGAAGTTGTCGTGTACTTCGCACCACCGAACAGAATGCCTGGACGGTGTGCGCGACGCAAACCTCTGTGACCTTCTTCGAATCCATCAACCAAAGACTTCGCTTGTTCACGGGTCAAGTTGCCTGGGAACTCGATAATGCCAGAAGTGTGCGAACCTTGACCGAAGAATCTCGCAGCGAACTCCTCCAATGCTTTTGACAGTCCCAGGTTTTCTTTGACAAGTTCAATGCGTGAACGGCCACGCAGATCGCCAGGCAAACGCAACTCGGACAAATGAATCATGTCCTCATGCTCGATCACATCACGGTTGTCAAACACATAGATGATTCGGCGCGACTCATCGCGTTTCACTTCAACTTTCAACGGATTCAACACAGCCAAACCAGCAACACCTTGATTGTCACGAATGATCCGAGTGAACGAATTACCGTTCAACAGCATCGACACAAGCACCTGCTGAAAGTGGTCGGTGCGTGACACACCAACTTCAGGCATATCCAACCACTCAGGTCGTGGACGATACGGACGGCGATCACCATCGACACGAATGAAAGTATCGACTGGCAGAGTTGAGATAGAGTCGGCGATAAGTCGAACACACGCATACACGGTTCCGATCTTCAACGAATCTTCTTGCGTGACTACCGTGCCAGAGTTCGTCGTGAATTGGAATGCGTCACCTGCCGCGAACAGCGACTGATAAGAGACGGCTCGTTCTTCGCCTCTTGGTTCAAACAGTCTCGACAACATCAGTTTCTAGCCACTTTCTTTGACCGTTCCCATGCCAAGGTGAATGCAAGCATCGAAAGTCCTACAAAGATTAGCCCAAGTGGAACCGCAATGTAAAATATGCCGAGCGCAATC